AATCAGCAATTACGAAAGCAGAATGGGAGAAACTCATCGTGCCAAAGATGCCGAAATTTAATAAGAGTCTTTTTGCCGGAATTAAATATGGTAAAGACGGCGCAAACGTCGCAATGTCCGTAGCGGTCAAAACGCAGGAAGGAAAGATCTTCATTGAAGGCATCGACTGCCAGCCGGTGCGAAACGGGACGGGCTGGATTGTCGACTACATCAAACGCATGCAGCCAAAAGGCATTGTAATCGACGGCGCGAACGGACAGCAGCTACTGGCGGAAGAATTGAAAGACTGCAAAATCAGAGGCGTCATACTTCCGACTGTCAAAGAGATCATCGCCGCCAACGCTGCGTTCGAGCAGGGGATTTTCTCGGAAACAATCTGTCACACCAATCAGCCGTCAATGGTGCAGGCAGCATCGAACTGCGAGAAACGTCAAATTGGGTCAAACGGCGGATTCGGCTATAAGGCGTTAAAAGACGGCATTGAGATTGCGCTTTTGGACAGCGCTATACTGGCGCACTGGGCATGCAGCGAAAACAAGGCGCGTAAAAAACAGAAGGTATATTATTAAGCCCTTGGCTTATGATATAAATTTACCGACCACCGGGCAAAGTGGGGAAAGGAAAAAAAGATGGCAGAATTCAAGATCATCGAAACACAGGAGCAGTTTGACGCCGCGATCACGGAGCGGATCGCAAGGGCAAAGGAAGCCGCAAGAAAAGAATTCGAGGGCTACCTTTCGCCGGAGCAGCAGAAGAAAGCGGCCGAGGAACTGGAAAGGAAGATCGGCGAGCTCACCGGAGAGCTGACCGAAGCAAAAGGAAAATACACGGAAAGCCAGAGCGAAATCGCAAAGCAAGCGGAAAAGATCGCGAAATACGAGGCGGACTCGGCAAAAACCAGAATCGCGCACGAGCTGGGGCTTTCCTACGATGCAGTTGCGTACCTGCGCGGCGAAAATGAGGAGGAAATCAGAAAAAGCGCCGAGGGACTCAAGACAATTATCGGAAACAGAAGCGTGCCGCCGCTCGCCGATCCGGAGGGCGATCCGGGCAAAGACGGCACCAAAGCAGCTTATAAAAAAATGCTCAAAGACATGAAAGGAGAATAACACATGGCAGTGACAGCATTAAGCAAAGGATCTTTATTCGATCCGGTACTCATCAACGACCTTATCACGAAAGTAAGAGGGAAGTCTTCTCTGGCGAAACTTTCCCGCATGACGCCGGTCAGCTTCGTCGGCAACAAGGAGTTTATTTTCAACATGGACTCCGAAATTGATATCGTAGCCGAAAACGGTCAGAAAAAGAATGGCGGCGGCACCCTTACGCCGGTCACCATCCTGCCGATCAAGTTCGTTTACGGCATGCGCGTGTCTGACGAATTCATGTACGCTGCGGAGGAAGAGCAGATCGCGATTCTGCAGGCATTCAATGACGGCTTCTCGAAAAAAGTCGCATCCGGGCTGGATCAGGCAGCCTTTCACGGCATCAACCCGTCCACCGGCGAAGCATCCGCCGTAATCGGAGACAATCACTTCGACAAGGCGGTCACACAGACCGTAGACTATGCAGCGGCCACCGTGGACGCTAACATCGAGGCGGCAATCGCGCTCGTAGAAGGCTCTGACGGAGAAGTGACCGGAATGGCGGTTTCTCCGGCGGTCAGAAGTGCATTGGCGGCGCTCACAAACTCCGCAGGCGATAAGCGCTACCCGGAATTCGCCTTTGGTGGTCAGCCGCCTACTCTCGGGAAGAATGTTCTTGACATCAACAAGACGGTTGCAGTCGGCACGAAGGATCAGGCAATCATCGGCGACTTCGAGAACATGTTCAAATGGGGCTACGCAAAAGAAATTCCGACCGAGATCATCAAATACGGCGATCCGGACGGACAGGGGGACTTAAAGCGCATGAATCAAGTATTCATCCGCGCGGAGGTTTACCTCGGCTGGGGCATCCTCGACGCAGGATCGTTCGCACGGATCGTAAATCCGGCAGGCACGCCGTAAGAAGGAGGCAGAACATGGTCTATATCAATAAAAAGACCGGTGCAGTCGTGGAAACTGACTGCACCGTAAACGGCGGCGACTGGGAACCGCAGGAGCCACCGAAAAAGAGAGCAAAAAAACGAAAGGAAAGCGAAGAAAGCGAAGAAAGCGAGGAATGACCATGGACTATGCGACCATTGACGACATTATCGTCCTGTTTCGTGCCTTGACACCGCAAGAGACAGAGCGAGCAGAGGCTCTGATCCCGATCGTCTGCGATTCGCTCCGCTACGAAGCGGAAAAAATCGGAAAAGATCTGGATGCGATGGTTGGCAGCAATCAAAACCTCGCCGGCGTAGCGAAATCGGTCACGGTCGATGTGGTGGCCAGAACCCTAAACACCTCAACAACCGCGGAACCGATGTCACAAACAACGCAATCCGCGCTCGGGTACTCCGTATCCGGCACATATCTCGTGCCGGGCGGAGGCTTGTTTATCAAAAAGTCCGAGCTTGCGCGGCTGGGGCTAAGAAGACAAAGATACGGAGCAATCGAATTATGGAAATCAGAGGAACTACAGTCACCTTGATCAACAAGGTGGAAACCGGCAAAGACCTGCTTAACGCGCCAACCTACAAAGAGACGGAAACTCAAGTGGAAAATGTCCTGATCTCACCGGTGTCTACTGATGATGCCGCGACGGCACAAAATTTGTTCGGAAAAAAAGCGGTCTACACATTGGGGATCCCGAAAGGCGACACAAATACTTGGGAAGACAGCGAAGTCCGGTTTTTCGGGCGCCGCTGGCGCACATTCGGCTTCGTGATTGAAGGCATTGAAGAGATGATCCCGCTATCCTGGCATAGGAAAGTGATGGTGGAGCGCTATGAATAGCCTAAAGGTCAAATTAAACTCTAGCGGCGTGCGCGAGCTGCTCAAATCGGCGGAGATGCAGAGCCTGCTTGCGGAGCGGGCGCAGCAGATCACAAACCGGCTCGGAGACGGATATGCGATAGACCCGTATGTCGGTAAGAACCGCGCCAACGTTTCGATTCACCCGGAAACCGCCAAAGCGTTCCGCGAAACCTACAAAGAGAACAGTATTTTGAAAGCATTGAGGTGACGCATGATTGAAGATAAGATAGTCGCTTACCTCGGCGAAGCTTTAGACGTTCCGGTCAGTGTCGAAAAACCGAAAGGCGAGAAGACTTTCGTGCTGGTCGACAAAACCGGAAGCGGAGAGAAAGACAAAATCAAAAGCGCGACGTTTGCGGTGCAGTCCTATGCGGAGTCTCTGCGCAAGGCAATTCTATTAAACGAGAAAATAAAGCTCGCGATGGAAGGAATGAAGGCACTGACAAACATCTCAAGCGTCAAACTGAACACGGATTATAATTTCACAGATGAAGAGACCAAAGAGTACCGCTATCAGGCGGTCTACGACTTGGTATACATGGAATAGGAGGTACACATGGCAGTCAATACAGCGAATGTTTCCACAGGAAAACCAAAAGTGACCGGCGCAGTTTACCGTGCGCCGATCGGAACCACGCTGCCGACGGATGCGACAACAGAACTCGCAGACGGGTATGTGTCGCTCGGGTATGTATCCGATGATGGCATGACCAACTCCAACTCGATGGAGGTCGAAAACTTAAAAGCATGGGGCGGAGATATCGTGCTCACAACACAGACAGACAGAGAGGACACCTTTCAGTGCAAACTGATCGAGGCGTTAAATCTTGAAGTCCTGAAAGCCGTATACGGAGATGACAATGTAACTGGGACGCTGGAAGCAGGCGTGACGGTAAAGGCAAATACCGCGCAGTTGGAACCGTACATCTGGGTATTCGACATGATCATGCGAGGCGACAAGCTGAAGCGCGTGGTCATCCCGAACGGAACGATTACAGAGGTCGGCGATATTACCTACAAAGACGAGGAAGCGATCGGCTATGAAGTCACCATCACGGCGGCGGTAGACGCGAGCGGAAACAGTCACTACGAATACATCAAATAAAGGAGAAGCACATGCTAGAGGGAAAAACAACATCGGGCTTTCACTGGAAACTGGAAGACGACGCGCTGGACAACTACGAGCTTTTGGAGGCCTTGCGTGAGATCGACACCGGAAATGAAGCGGCGGTTGTCGACATGATCAACCTGCTGCTTCCGGAGAAAGAGAAGAAAGCGCTGAAAGATCACATCCGAAGCCAGAGCGGACGCGTCAGCGCAAAAAAGATGATTCAGGAAGTCGCGGAGATTCTGGAGGCAAGCAAAGAAGGAAAAAACTCCTAACCCTCGCCGGGATGCTGGGAACCGATGAAGAGGCACTCATATGCGATCTGGCAGAGACCTACCATGTGTTAGACTACAAGGCGCTGCCGGTCAAAACGGTGGCGCTTTTTGCATCCGGG